GTCACCGTGTTCGTGACTTCGACAACCGCCGTTGTCGCTATCGCCGCTGTAGTGGCAACCGTGTAAGTGTTAGCCGTCGAGAAGTCCGTATTCCCTACAAGGGAGTTAATCTCGCGTTGCGCGGCCATCGCAACATTATTTGCGAAAGCCGCTTGGTTCGGATGGATGCCGTCACCCTGGAAGCCGCTGCCAGCCGATGCGCCGTCTGCGCCGAGCAAGGCATCTGCGGCGATGTCATTCAGTCCATCAAAGCCTGCGATCCGCCAGTTCTGCCGGATAAGCGTATTGAGAGCGTTCTTGCCCGTGTCATTTCCCGTGCGGGAAAGCATCGTTGCGACAACGACGCGCGGATTACCAGGACAGAGTTTTTTAATAAGTCCAGCAGAGGCCCCTAGGTCGGCCCAAGTCTGCGCTGCCGTGCGAGCGGATACCGCAATATCGTTTGTCCCGGCCCATAGATGCACGATGCTCCGTGCCGCTGCCGGACGAACGTAGGGGCAGACATCGAGTGCTAACGATTGCCGAATATCCCTTGCAGCAAGAGCAGGCATCCCGTTGTTCGTGATGTTGCCAAACGTAAAGGGAGCGACGGCGGTAAATAGAAACGATGACCACGGCGTGCCAACACCATTGCTCCCAGTGATGGAATCGCCCGATAGAAGAATGTTATCTGTCGTATCTGTAAGTTGCGGGCCGTAAGCCGGAGCCACGCCGCGAGAGGTCATGTAGTTTGCAATGACGCTATCGACAGCTTTCATCTGTCCGGCAGTCAAATTGGCGCTAAAGAACAAAGCGATGTATTCCTTGGCGATTAGATAGGATTGACCGCCAAGGCCGCTGCCCGCCGCCGCGCCGCAGAGTTGATAAGCTCCGAGAGTCTGGTTTGCATGGATGTCGCCAGTGCAAATTCCGCCACCAACCGCACAGTCTGTACTCAACTGCCCGTTAACGTAGAATTGCGGATTGGTCGTATTGAGAACCATCCCCACAGAACCAGTCCCATTAAAGGATGTAGCCATCAGTTGCGTAAAGGCGTTATTGGATTCACCGAGAACTTGAGCACCACCAGATTGGCTCACGATGCCATTGAATTGGTTACTGAGAAGCAAGTCGATGTTATGCGACGTTGCCCCGCCGCCGTTCCCTGCGATAAGGCCGCCGTAGAGTGTGCCACCAGCATTGCTAAAGCTTGCCCCCGCCGTTGTATTAACGGATGCGTAGACGTACATTGTGAGAGCGGGTTGTGCGCCGTTGGAGTTCAATGCGGCAGGAAGAATCACGGCACCGGAGCCGCCACAGTTGATTCCGCCTGTTGTGGCGATAATTGTTGGAGCCGCGCCAACCGTGCCTGTAGCGTTACCGACTCCGCCCGTAGAATAATCGATAAGCGAAGCAGGCGTCTCGGTCGGTAGCATGAAATATGCGCCTATAAGCGTGTTGTTGCTCACCGAGTTGAGTTGCGTAGCGATAGACTGCGTGCTGTAGACGGACGTGATGCCTCCGCCGGAGCCTGCATTCGCCCAAAGAGAGCATACGCCCGTGGTTACCTGTTGACACACTCGATTTGTTGAACTCGCTGGAGTAGTGTTTAACTGGAAGTACCCCTGACCGACCTGTGCGGTTACTTCAGCGTCGGCGTAAGCGATTGCGCCTGGGCCAGCGCTGATTCGGATGCCGAGCGGGGTGAAATTGATTGTCTGGGTACCGCCGGTTACAGTTACCGTTTGTGATTGGGTGTTGAGAGAAGTAGTTCCAGAGTTGACCGTGAACGTCCATTTAGATAAACTCGGAACTATTGCGGTGTTGGATGGGATAGAGAATGAATAACTCCCGTTGGATGCAATCGTGGTAGTGATAGATAATCCTGGGTTAAACGCGCCTCCTGTCCAGGTATATTGACCTAGGTTGGTACCAGGGGCGGGGACGAATGACGCGACGACGGAGCCGTTGAACCACGCTTGCGCGTCGGTGTCGATGACGTTCCCCGAGACGGTGGTCGACTGCGCCCAGAGACAACTTGGTACTAGTAACGCGAGAATGAGAAGTAACTTGCGCATAGATCCTCACTCAAAGAATATCGTGATGATGCCTGTTGCTGCAGCGCCTGTGTTGGTGGTTACGATTAGACCGTTGATCCACCCGATATTCCCGGTTCGTTTTTCCTCAACATCGGTCGCGGTGTCGACGTTGAACTGGGTGATGAAATTGCCCTTGATATCAGTGATTTTTGGGAAAACCGTTGGTGCCGCGGTGTAACCCGACCATTCAATATGGCGGATCTTGCACCGCCCTGTGAATACCGTTGTTGGGATGGTATCCGTTGCCAGGTTAACCGATATCGGGTTTGCTGCCAATTGTGCCATGGGTTATTCCTCCACCAACTTCGCCAGGTCTTCTTTCTCCCCGTTCTCGGAATGCGCGATGAGGAAACGGATGATTCCGTTGATCTTGCGTTCCATGCGGTCGAACCGATCCGAGAATGACTTGTATACCATACCGGTAAGGATCATGCAAAAAGTAGCGAGGACTGATACAACGATTCGCCAGGTAATGACGTCTGGTTGTAATTGCATCAGCCCTCCGGGGTTAGATCAAGATTGCGATGTAGTATTGCAAGGTGAGGGTGAGTGTACCATTGCCAAGGGTAAGCCCGGGCGTGGTACCTGTTACCTTGGCTTCAATGCCGAGGTTGACGGCGGCGGTCCTGGCGATGTTCTGGGTCGCGGCCGCTTGGTTGAGTGAGAATGTGTTGACGCCAGCGGTTAGGAGCCCGTTCGCGGGAGCTTGGATGAGAGATGCAGCTTGTCCCGTGTATTCGAGACGGACGACGTTGTCAGCGTTGCCGAGAGTGTATGCGGTACCACCGAACACGTAATCCGCGATCATGATTTCGGGGAGGATGACGAGGGAAGTGCCGAATCCTTTGGGAGGTAATCCGGGTGCGTTCAGGATCTGGATAGGTGTGGCTGCTAGAGCAAGGAGTTGTGCACTAGTCAGCGTTATGGATACCGCTCCAGACATGACGCCACCGATGACGACGCCACCAACGTATGACGTCGGTTGTGGGTAGAAGTAAAACTCTTGGGAATCCCAAGGCCAATTTTTGGGAACATTGGCCCCCTTCGGGATGAGGCTCGTTAGGACTTGTGCTGGCACGGGTTACGCTCCATTCGAGGCACAAACACCATGCCAGCTAGGTATGCTTTGTAGGTTTCGTCAATGTTTGTCATTAGGCACCGTTAGACGCGCACACCCCATGCCAATAAGTGACACCTGCGCTGAACCGGAAGAACACGGAGAACGACGCGCCCTTGGTCATGAAGTCATCCTGGGAGTCAAACTGTGGTTGTGTCCGCCAGTAGCCTTTGAGTGTATGGCCACGCTTGGCAGCAGTCATATACCACGCGGTTTGGTTGACCAGGTAATGGTTGACGTAGGGGGTGAAGCGTCCTTGCATCACGTTGACTTCGTTGGTTCCTGTGTACGGCTTGTACGCCGAGTGCAGGATTTCACCAGCGACGAACTGGTTGGCAGCGTGCAGCCAGACCTGTTCGGGCATGGTCCGCTTGAGGAGACCACGCTCGTTGACCATTAGTTCAAAGAGCAGGGTGAGTTCTTCGAGTCCGGTTACAGATAGGGCGACGTCGGTTGCACTCCTGTTGTTATACGTGCCACCACCGAGGAGTGGGTGACCGCCGGTCGCTGTGTTTTGGAAGAGGACGACTCCGTCGATCGTTTTGGTCGTGCCGCCGGTGAAACCTCCCGTGAGGATACCAGCGAAGGTGGATTCGACTGTTTGGCGGATGGAACCAGCGAAGTCCTGACTGACCCGTCGCATGATTCCGTATTTGTCGTCATCCCACATTTCTCGGGTGACTTGGAATCCAAGTCCGTAGGAGACATGGGTGTACCTGAGTGAGCCACCCTGGATCGGTTCATCCAGTGCGAGCGACGTGCCTTCTGGTTTGGTTGGGACCGCACCGAGGCCGGCGACGAGTTGGTCTTCCTCATATTGCTGCTCGCTGGGGTAGATGTTGAACAACTGGCTGTATTCCTCCGGATGCATTTCAAGATCTTCGTAGATCACTGAAAACAATCCAGGTGCTAACAACTGAGAAAAAGCTCCCCTGGTTGCAGGCACTAGAGTTTACCTTCCTTTCGGTTACCGTATGCCTGCTCTAGTTCAACTAGAAGCCGGTCATGAGCCTGTCGCGAAACGTGGATCCAACCTTCGCCGTCGAAAATTCCAGCGATATATTCGTTGGTAAGCATATTAGGTTGCGAGCTGTTGGGCCGCGTGCGTGACCCTAAACTCTACCCTCCCGTTGAGCGTGCCGATTGGGTCGACGAGAGAGACAATCTCGACGCATGCACCAGCGGCCGTGGTTATGATGAAGTTGTCGACGTACCAGAAGTTATTCCCCACGTCTTTGGTCAAGCCACGGATAGTGCCGACTTGGGCTTGGGCGAGGACAGCGTTGGCGGCGGTGTTGGAATCACCGTACACTCCGATGAAGGTTGAAACGTCGTTTGCTACTGCAAACCCGATAGTGCCGTCAACTGCGACGGCGCCGATAGGGAAGACAGCAGCATTTGGTTGGTTGGGGACTCCTTGCCCGGTGGCTTGAGTGACACCCACTCCACTCGTGGCGAGGTTGTGGCCGAACTCCGAGGAAAACCCTGCGATGATTGCCGTTGCTACAGACACGATTGCCGGGTTAGCAATGATAAACCCAGTTGCGCCTGCTACGTCAATCTGCACGGGAGTGCCTTGGAGAAAGGTCTGTCCACTCTTTTCCCCTATCCGTTGGATCTCGGCAACACCAGTGGCGTTGTTCTTGATCCGGAACGGATAGATTGGTCGTGATACTCCAGATGAAGCAGCCATCTATCTCCTTTCACGTCTTATCGAGGTGCGCGAGAGACTTCGAATACAGGCGCGCCCTGCCGTTCAGCGTCTTCCTTGAACGACGCTTTCGCGTTCGTTCGTTGAGCTTCGGAACGCTCTTGGTAGTCTTCCTGGATCATTTCATAGATCCAGGTGTCGATTTCCAAGAGGATGACGTCACCAACAACGTACGTGCCATCTTGCTGCAAGCCACTAGCACGCCACGCTTGCTTCTTGGGGTCGTCATGGACAATGTGGTAACCCAGCCATTCGAGTCGACTGAGTTCCCGCGTGTCCCCTTTCCGGGCCCAAAGGCCGGTTTTGCCAGCCGGTGGGGTTACCTCGATTTGTGATTTACCCATGGATTTGCGTAGCTCGGCGAAGCGGATTTTCTTCTCTGCGAGCGTGAGCGGAGTTGATTGCTCCGCGGAAACTGGTTTGATTGGTGGTGTGGTGCTCATGATGCTCTCCTGTTCTCGCCACGGCGGTTATCCACGGTGAGGGGGAGGAGCCCGTCACCTTGAAGGATTTTATCCGCGGCACGGTATTGATCGTGCGTGACACCGAGATTGTCGGCGACTTCTCCCGCGGATTTGGATGACTTGCCGCCTGTGCCGGGGATGGTGACTTTGTAGAGGTCGGCGGCGAGAGGGGGAGCGGTACCACCCGGGTTGACAGGTTCACCGACGAGCGTTGGAGGCGCTGCACGGTCCTCGGCTGCGAGACGGTCATGGGCGATTCCCTTGGCTTGGAAGTAGACTGTCTCCCACATCGTGGGATCCGTCTGCGCGTAGTCGGGAACGCGAGAGATCATCTCGGAGATTTCTTTCTCGACACGGTGGAAGTCCGCGTGGTTCTCCATACACTGCTTCTTGGCGAGCCAAATGAAGTTCGGTCGTAGTTGGGCAGAGACACGGTCCCACTCCTCGCGCGTAAACGCCTTTGCGAGCTTGCGATCGACAGCCGCGTTGGGATCGTTCCAAAACTCGGTATTGGTCGGAGCTGGAGGCTCGGGAGGCGGGGTAACCCCTCGAGCCGGTGGTCGTGCGTCCAACTCCGCTCGCAGTGCGGATTCTCGATCTGTGTAATATCGTGCGATCTCGGCGGGAGATTTGCCAACGAGCTCGGCCGGGAGACCGTCATTGTTAGGTGGACTGTTGACCCGATCTGCTGCTCCAAATACTGGACTTGCCATTTACCTTACCTCCTCTTTGCGTTTTCTCTCGGCTTCTTGGAGATCTGCATTGCGTTTGTCGATCTCTGCGAATTCAGCCAAAAGGTCTTTGATCTCGAGAGGGAGACACTCCTCGATCCGGAGTTGCTCTACGCGTCCCTGCAATCGAAACTGTGCGATCATATCACTGCCTTCCGACAGCTTCCTCGCGAGCTCCGCGCGTGACCGAAGTAAGATTTTCCTGTAACTGGCGTAGTCGGTCGATCGAAACAGGTTCATCAGATCCAGGCACTCCGACTCGCTGAGCTTGTTCAGCACCAGCACGTGGGCTTCCTCCCAGAATCGTGCGCACGTCGGGCAGGAGACGGGCACGGTCACCGATGTCGAACGAGAAGAGGAGGCGGGAGGCGAGATCTTTCGCCCCGTCGAGAACAGTGATGAGAACTTCCCGAAGAGGGTGCTCCGGTGGGAGCTGGGTAACTGTGGCGGCTGCTTCGACGATTTGTCGGTAATAGCCTGCCATTGTATTAGCCATAAGGAGGAGAGCTGTTCGGTCAACTTCTTTATTTGCGCTTGCATCCGCTGCACTAATGTTGAAGAAGAATCCTGGGTAATCGGTTGGTTCGGTGATTGAGAAGGACTTTTTGAACGCTGCTCCATTGGACCCCCATTGTTTGTATTCTGCGCCGTCGGGACGGAATTGTTTGTATGATTGATAGATGAGTTGGCCTAGGTCGTGGAATGGGTACCGTGCTCTGTGCAGGAAGATATCCAAGCGCCGGTTCCCTTCCGCGAGCATTGCGAGGGTGCCGCCGGAGTTGTAGATTCCGCGTTTCCCTTGCAAGACACCTGCGCCGTAACCTTGCATTGGAGCTTGGACGCCGCTGTATTGTTCTGCGAGGAAGAGGAGGAATTTTTCCTCGTCGATCATGGAGTTGTATGACACGTTCAAATTGAGAACGTCCATATCATCCATGGCTTCCAATTCGAACACCTTACCCGGGTACCACTCCGCCGAGGGATTCGGTTGATCGGCATATCGTTTCTTTTTGAAGGTTGGGATATTTCCGATGGTGTTCGAATCCCGTCTAGCGTTGTGGATTTGAGCTTGTTCCTCTTGGCTCTGCTCAAGGATCTCCGGGATGCAATACCCGTAGATGAAGTCCTCCCGCGGGAGAAACTTAATCTCCGCGTAGTTGTTCCTCAACCTCTCGTACGGGTTGTAATAACCTCGTAGGTATCCGTCGGCACCAGAGACTTTCGGGTTGAAGACGACAACGAGCTCGTAGGTCTTTCCAGCTTCAAGCTCGTAATCAAAAGTCGCTTCGATAGCGGTGTAAGGCTGAGCAACATCTGGTGTAAGCGAAATACCTGCTTCGTTCGCTTGGGACTCACGAGGCGTTCCACTAGATTGTTCCGGGGTGTTAAGAACTTTGGTGCAAGCATCGAGGTCCCACAGTTTGTTATCTGCACGCCATTGTACCTGCTCTTTCGTGAGGCGGAGACGGTGGAAGATTTGACGAGCGTCACGGAGGTATTGGACGGTGATCGGGTTGACCCAGACGTCGTCGAATGCCAAGGGTCTTAAGTCGAGGAAGGACTTCGTGACCTCGGTCTGTTTGAGAGATTTACCGTCATCTCCCATCCCTTGGACCCGCCAGCGCTTGTCTTCGATCCAAGGTCCTTTGAGCATGCATTGGCCGAACTTAAAAGCTCTATATACAGCGCTGTCGAGAATCTCTGGTAAACGAATCTGATGTTTACCGATACTATCTAAACATAATGACATAGCTTCTAGTTCTTCGTGAGTCATTCCCTCAACAAGAGTATTAACTCTCCATGTAGGTTTGGTTGCTAGGATCAAACCAAAAATCCGAGCGGAAAGGATGTCGGTATGCATTCGAATCAGTTGAGGGACGAAGTTAGATGCCCGGTAAAAAGGAGTTGTACGAATGGTTTCTAATGGCTTACCTGAGTAATTGTCCATCCATCTTGTAACCTTCGATTCAACCTGGGCAGACCTCGCTTGAACGCAATAACCCAAACTCTTCGTAAGGAAGCCGATGAGTTCACTCTTCCTATCGTTCGAAATCGAAAGTGGCGTAACGTTAGGCAACGATAGGCACCTTCATTTGTGCAACGCTGTTTCCACCCTTATTAACTATCATACGATAACCTGTTTTCTGTAAGAATTCAGTTATCGTACAGAGGTGTTCAACGTCGTCAACCGCAACACGAACCTTCAAACCAGCTTTCTCGAGGAGGAGCAACATTCGCAGTTGATGAGCGTTCAGTAGACGCTGCTTTGAAGAGACGTATGGATCACCTTGTTTTAATTCTACTACTACAATCTCGTTATTCTTGATGAGCATGAAGTCAGGCCAACCATACTTTATTACTTCATAGCCCGCTGCTACGGCTTCTATCTCGAAGTCTTGTTCATGTGCTGATTGTCCTACACCTCGGCTCATGCGTAGCCTCCTCGGTCAAATTCTTGATGAGTAAAACATTTCCCACCTAATCGAGCAACTTGGTCTCGGGCCTTTTCGGACTCGACATCTGCGTCGCTGATGGGTGGGCGTAATAGATGGATTAGATACGCGGCGGCGTCCAATCGGTCAACCAACGGGCCGTGCGGGAACTCGATAATCTGATTGCGCAATTTGGTCATACCCCGACGCAGGTACACCCGCTTCTCCTGCATGGGCTTTTGCGCGTACATCCGGATGCGTTCTTCTTTGGAGAGTTTGCCTCCTTCGGGTTTGACACCGATCGGGGCGATTCGCTTGTGCGGGTTGTGGGCGTACTTACCTTCAACGACGTGGCCGGCCGAGCAGTACGGGCATTCGGGTTGGAGTTTCCTCTCAAGGCAGAAGTCCTCGACGCTTTTCTGTGCCCCGACGAGTTCATAGTGGTTCTTGTACGCACGCCAGCGGTCGTTCATCACGTGCCAGGCCTCGACGGCCTCGCCGATCGTGCAGTTGGCTCCCCAATCTTCGAGGAAGAAGATCCGACGGAGGTGGTCCATCCCCGCGAACGGAATTGCGTTCTCGCACTGGGCGGTTTTGCCCCCGCTGGAGACATCGAAGAACGACATGCGGAGAAGGTGGCCGGTATCGATCGGGGCGGTGCCATCGCACGGGATAATTGTGTGACCGTCCTCGTGGACTTCGTACTCTTGGATCCACGAGGCTTCAAAGTCTGCCCCACCAGGCGCCGTGGGGTTGTTCATGTACTGACAGTTGAACTTGTAATCACCTTCCTCTTGGCGGATAGAGGCGAGTGTTACGAGACTGAATCGTTCGGGAAATACTGGCACTTCGTTCTCAATCGCTGCTCGGATATACCACTTAACCCCCGGCATTGCGATCATGGCACGGCCATACACGTCCCCCGTCCCGTGCTTCCACCTCGTGCCGATGAACCGACGCTTGCTCTTGGCGGGATCGTGGAGGAGTCCGCGGCTGTACTCTATCCAGTCCCAAGCAGCGTCCATGACCGCTTCCGATGATGCGGCTTTGTCACCGATCACGTCCTCGAACGTGATCTCGGTGTAGTGGAACCCGGTTCGTTTGGCTCCAATACCGTCGCAGGTGAACGTCGGTTCATCGTACGAGCCCTCCCGGGGTAGGAGGATTTCACTATCGGTCCACTTGGTGTTCTGGGTGTCGACCGATTGGAGTTCGGGGTACAGCCACCTGAGGAGTTGGTTGTTCAGGATGTGCCATTTGATGTCGATAAGCTTGGACTTGGCAACCGTATCCGATTCACCAATGATCAGGAACCTCTGCTCATGGTCGACCAGGTACTTCCTCAACAACCGACATTTCCAAATCGTGGACTTAAAGTGTGCGCGGCCCATGAGGTATCCCGCATCCTGCAAGACCTCATCTTCCTCGATCTTGACGCAGACAGGGAGGTGGAACCCATCGGTCAAGTCTCTGAAGTTCATGACAACCTTGGTGAAGTAATACAAGGACGAATCAGCCTTGTCCCGTAACTCCTGCCACAGGTCTTCAGCTTTGCCTGTTTCAGCTATTTGGAGGATTGTCGGGGTTATCCCCATTCTTCTCTCCTAGTTGAAACCGTTCTACTTCCTTGGCCGTTGCGGCCGCGTGGATCAGAACCGCCGGGTTGATAAATTGATGGGACATGTTTCCCGTAATGTCCATCCGCTTGGTCCTGGACGACTTCGGATCCCGATCGAGGAGGTCTTGACAAATCTTGACCTTGAGCCCACTCGCCCCTTCCAACGAGGTCATCATCACCATCATCTCTTCAAGTGCAGCAGAGCTGGCTTCCTCAAGCTTCTGCGCCATCTCAACCTGACTCGTGGAGAGTTCCTCGACCAATCGCTTTGCGATTTCTCCTGAGTGCTCCTTGATCAATAGGAGAAATTCAGGTTCCTTTGATCGCCGACAAAGTGCAGCGTAGGATACCTTCAACTGTGCGCAGCATTCTCTAAGGGTAAACCCCATCAACAAGAGCTTTAGGAGCTCTTCTCTGTTGATTATCCGGCGAGCCGGATGCGTCGACCATGCGGAGCTAGCGCTCATTGGTCCTTGGGAAGGGTGATCCCACCCTCCATGACGGTTCCCTCTCTCTGCACTTCAGGTTCATGGTGGGGCTCCGCCGGCATTTGGAGATGGGTTGATCCGACGTTCCTGCCGGCGTTATACTGCTCTCCTGCGTATCGCCGACCCGACATATGCTGCTTGAACCGTCCAATATGCGGCATCCCAGCTGTACTCGACCCAGCGTCGATCGTATGTTCCGGATATAACAGATCACTCGCGGGAGTCCCTGGTCTCGTCGCCGGTGACCCTTCCAACGAGTTATGATACAGCACGAGCGCGTCCGGTTTGATATCACATCCGAGTGAACTCGGCCCGCCAGGAGGACTCTGTGGTTTGAACCGATCATCCCCATAACTGATCGGTCGTTTCTCCAAGACCTCTTTATCATGATTCCTTTGCTGAATCGGAACCTGGATATTCGTTTGACTCATGGTGTCCTCTCGACCGTTACTGATCCTTCGGCAACGGCCCAACCGATCCATGCAACGACCCCAACGGCGGGCCATCATTGTCAAACGGTTCCTCAACGCGACCGTGAAATATGACCTTCGATCCAACCGCGATCGCACTTCTCGCCCCACTCGGAGCCTCGACCCCTGGCGTCGACACCTCGGTCGTCATCTCACTCCCACTTGGCAAACCTTCTCTTCGCTGTTCCACGTTTCCCTCCCTGCTAGGCCTATACCTAGCATACGGCTAAGTATACAACGAGCTTTGATAGGATACAACGCCCACCTGGACTCGCCTAGCAACAGCCCCTGCCCACCGGCCAAAAATTTTGTGGCCACTTAAATCACCCCTTTAGCAGGACCCGATTTTTGGGGACCGGGGGGTGAAGACGACGCGCAGTGCCCGAGAGCTGAGGCAATCGTACCTATGGAGGTGACGATATGTCACAGAATGGCACAGTGTGGACGTTGCAACTCGGTAGTGAACTCGTTGAGAGGACTGAGGAGCTGAGAAAGGAAGGACAAACTCAACGTGAAGTGATGGAACAGGTGTACAAGCTAGGGCTGTATCAGCTGGAGTATCGTAATGATCCGAAAGCTGCTGCAGCGAGGAAAGCGTATCGGGAGAAGCTCAACGAACAGAACAAGGCTGGACGAGCGTTGCTGAAGAGAGCATCGACCGATCCAGAGCTTGCTGTGAAGTTGGGACTCGGTACTCGCGTAGCACTCTAGGTTGATAGGTGAGAGATGTTCTCGGGCATCTCTCACTCAATGAGCTTGGAGGAGCTCTTCAACACTCTTGGCAAAGCCAAAACCCCGCCCGGACGGGAGCCGGAGGTCTCGCTTGTGTGTGTACACATGAGGACGGAGAGAAGGACAACGCGGAGGACAACCATGGGAGTGACCACTGGCAGAAAGTTTCCAGTTGATTTTTGATAATTTGTGTAGTATAATTCCAACATGATGAAGGACGGCAGCCAAGTGTCCAACGTCGGAGGAACGATGATGAATGTCAACTATACGAAAGTGGATGTTAACGATCCTGCAGTGGTCGCTCTTGCTACTGAGATGAACGCGACGACGAAGGAAGTGGCGGCGATAATTAACCAACAAAGGTATCGTTCCGCGTACAATAGACTCCAGCTCCAACGGATGAAAGTGGTACGGAGGTTGGTCAAGGAGCACCCCGAGTTGTTGGAAGGAGGGAAGTGATGCTGGTTAACTACACTTGCACGATGAGGATCAAAGGTACGAAAGGAGTCGGAGACGAGATACACTTCGCTGTGAATGGTCTTGGGAAGACTGAACAACTAGCGAAGGTCGATGCACAACGACAAGTTCGCGCGGTGAGAGCAAGGCTGGAGTATGAACTCAAGGAGGTCAAAAGGGACGAAACATGGAAATCAAACTCGCTGGGAGGGTGATGCCACGAGGTCCGGGTGGAGATGTAAAGTTCACGTCGATGGACACAACGCATGCACTACCAGGCTTCGAGCATACTGGAACTTCGTCACTGCTCGAGGTCTTCACCAAAGACGAAATCGTCGAACTCGTCAATCGAGCGATATACCAGCTTGAGTACCAAGCTGCGAGTCATAGGAAACGCGGGCAAGCGGAGCGAGACAAGATGAAAGCGTTGAAGGAGGCGTTGGGGAAGACGGGCGCGAAGGCAACAACGATTGCAAAGGAGTTGAAAGGGGATAAGACATGAAATGGACAGAGCTAACAACTGAACAACGTAACGCGGTAATCGATTACAACTGTATTGATGAATGTATTGAGGAAGACGTATATAAAGCTGCGGAAGCCTACCGAGCGACGCTCAAACTCGGCGAGGACGCGGTATTTCTACGCATCGTAGACCTAATTGACTGGTGGGATAACTGTGACGATGAAACTCAACAAGACATCCTCGAGTGCATGAAACCGATCGAACCACCCAAGACGGACTGACATACCACTGGTCCTTGCTTTCTGTGTTAAAGCATGATATACTTACGTCGGAAATGGAAAGGTATAGTACGCTCGTTCATGTACGGAATACCGACAACGTACTATAACGACCGTCCCGTGGCTACTCCAGTCTTATCTATATATATGTTCATATATACCTAATATATATAGATAAAGATAAGAGAGACACGTGGCCGTCAGTGTTAGTAAGTAGTTAGTTGGTATTCCGTCTGTGAACAGCAGTACTATACCTTTAGGAATCACGGAGAACTTTAACATGCTAACCGCACAAACAAGAGCGAATTACCGTGTTCAGTGTCGCCGCTTGTGGGAGATCTACAAGTTGATGCTGGACTCGGATGATAGGAAATCCGCGCTTCGCGCACAGATTGAGCGGATGTGTGATAAGCTCGGGTATGAGGTTGATCGACTCGACGTCATTTTGTACACGTCGTTGAGAGGGCGGCCGAGGATCAACCCAGATGTGAGTGACATCGCAGGACAGATTAAACTAGCGAAGGAGGACCCAACGTATTGGTCTCCCGAAGCGATAGAGAGGAGAGCGAGGGCGAAAGCGAACGAGAGTATGAAGAACTTGGAAGAGATGTTAAAACTAGGAGGTGACAAAAATGACAACGAAGGACACGGCGAAGCAACCGACGCCCTTGGCGGTGTTGGAGGAGTTGATAAACACCCGGGACAATAACGGGGATGAGGACGTGCAGCAGACAACGTTGTGGCTCGAATGGATGTATAACTTCCTCTCCGCGAGGAAACAATACCACAAAAAGCACACGGTGAAGAACGCCCTGTTGAGGAAGATGGCGGAGACGCTCTTGTCGGAGAGCGAGCTCGCTGCGATTGACGAGCAGGCCGAGAAGGAGCTCGAATGATCACGTTCGTTCTCATCTCTGCATCCGTCATCGGTATTGCTGGGATCGGTCGTATGCTCCTGGCAATCCATACGTGTTATTGGTTCAATCGCATCCATGAATCAGTCGACAACCTCGAACCGTGGGATTGCAATAGATTCCACGAGATCATGTCAACCCCACGTCCATGGTATATCAGAATCAACTGTTGGTTGGAGGAACACCATGTCTGAGACGAGTCCGTGGTTGGAAGTATATCTGAAGAAGTGCACACCGATCACACCGTTGATCCCAGGTCCAACTCTCAGTGAGGACGAATCGATCAGGTGGCTCATCGACGAAGCGTTCAAAGCGGGGAAGTTGATGATCAGGACACATCACAAGGAAGACATCATTCGGTTCATCGTCCTTGCCCAGGTCCTCGACGGACACGGATACAACATGGTGTGGTTCAAGGGACGGGGTGTTGTCGGGGCCAAGAGGAAGGATGCACCTAGTCCATTCACCATCACCAACGCTAACAAGGAGGTACAAGACCGTGTTAACACCGGATCAATTAGTAAGTCTAACTGAAGTTGTACGAGATGCAGATCATAACGTTAAATGTATCAATATACACAGCCCACAACTACAACAAACAGCGGCGATACTTGCTGCACTTACCCTGCACGTGAAACAACTCCAACTGGAGGTAACCAACCTTGGCCAGCAACTTCTTGATCTGCGCAAGCGGTAGAGGGGCGTCCTACGGGTTCATGGTCTCGTGTGAGGATGATCAAGTAACCTCACGCTGTCAGCCATGTCTCAAGTCAGGCTTCGAGTGTTACATCTACAAGATCGAGTCATCTCCGCTCGGTAAACCCGGCTTCTGTCCCGACGGCGCGATCACACTCAGGCGCGTATGGCATCTCTACGCTGCACATGACGAGTTCAAACAGGAGGCAGAAGATATAATCAACCGCCTCAGCGCACATAGCGTTGAGTCAAGTCGAGAGTACCTCGATATCATGATAAAGGCCTTCCAAGACGAAAGGAGTAAGCTAGATGGGCTAGGCAACGGAACCTTCCCACTGGGCCTTGATTGATTTCAAATTTTGTAGTATAATGCAGCAAGATGATGAACATCATCATCCAATCTAACCGATGAAAGGAAACACACGCATGTCAGATGAACAAGTTGTAACAGTCGACATCGCAGCGATCAATGCTGAGATAGCCGCGCTGCCGCAATCCACGCTGGTTGAAGAACTCACCAAGATCAGGGTACGCCAGAAGACCCAACAGAAGAAACAACAGGGGAAGGGGTCTCAGAAGGCTTACCAGCTCAAGGTCAGGGCCAAGGCCAACGCGATGAAGGAAATCGCGCTCAAGACCAAGGCGACGATGGTCAATCCGGAGACCAACGCTCCGTTCGCGAACCTGTGGGAGCAGATCAATTACAACGCCGAGGTTGCTGCAGAAGCCGCGACCGAAGCCGACGCCGCTGTGCCGGAAGACGACGCCGCCGCCGCCTAAACGAGATCCTGGGAGGTGTCAAGTGCCAGTATTTCCCAGGCCAGGGTACGGGAGCTGTAGGGTTGCTTCCAACAACTTTACAGTGAAAGGTGTAAGGGATAATCCTCCACACCCTCTAGCGTATTTCCTTGACGGTTACGCTAACTCCCGTGCCTGGATTGATTGCCCACGTCACCTCCGACGGGTGGGGCTTAGTAGGGTGACACCGAACAGCCCCTCCAGGGCTTTCAGAGAGGAGAAAGGAATACATGAACCAAGTAAGGTTACTCGTATTGGATAAGAACGGACACTCCACCATCACAACCGATGTCGAAGCCGAGTTCCGGCGCCTATGCAATCAAGGTTACGCAATGTTCGTGAACGACATCCAAGTCACCGAACTTCCAGCAACTGGCGACGTCCTCGCCCTTGCACCTCTTGCAGGTGGCTAATGCCGACATTCGAAATCCGGCTCAGGAAAGGGGAGGACCCTCCCCTCCTGCATATTG